CCCCGGAAACGTAGGATCATTCGTTGGTGAAACAGCTGAAGACGGTAGAGCTTCTGTAACTGGTATCAACAACAACTATGGTAATGCTTCTGACTTCGCTAACAGCTGCGGCTTAATCTTCCAAAAAGAAGGAGCTGGTGTTGTAGAATCAATCGGACCACAGGTTCAGATTACTTCTGGTGATGTATCAGTTGTGTACCAAGGTGACGTGATTCTTGGTAGACTCGCGATGGGAGCAGACTTCCTAAACCCTGCTGCTTGCGTTGAGTTAATCGCTGGTGCTGCTGTCGGATCTACAGGTAATGCTGCATTCGGTACAACATACCCAGCTAACGCTTAATTTTTATTTTTTATACGGGAGCTTCGGCTCCCCTTTTTTATTATGCCTTTTCCAA